ATTCTCGTAAAGGGCTGTGGCTGATTTCGAGACAGCCCGCCGAGCTAGATCATTTTTTGGTTGACCATCCGGGTCAAATTATCGGCCTAACGAGCCAAGATGTTGACTACGGGAACTGGACTGATGAGCGGTGGGAGAAGCTGGATCACTTCATCGCGCTCTGCCCCACGCATCTGCGATACACCCAGTCCAAGTACTCGAAGTACGCGCATAAAGTCCGGCAGGGATTCAACGGCATCCGGTCTGATCTGATCCGCCGGATTGAGGCCGAAGGCATACCGGAGCGCAACCCACGCCGGGTATTCTTCGGTTCCAGCCCCGACCGGGGATTGATTCCGCTGCTCAAGATCTGGCCGCGTGTACGAGAGTGGGTTCACGACGCCGAGCTTTTCGCGTGTTACGGTGTCGATAACATAAAAAAAATCATAGCGAGCAACCCTCCTACATCTCATTGGAGGAAGCTCGCTGAAGAGATAGAGAAGTTGTCGAACCAGCCAGGAGTCACATGGCTCGGGCGCATCGGACAGCCGGAGCAGTACCGCCAGATCATGCAGTGCGGGTTGAGCGTTCACGCAACACAATTTCAGGAAACTGGATTCATAAGTGGACTCCAAGAGATGGCGATGGGAGCCATCCCGATTATCTGCCCGACCTGGGCGGCGGGGGACTACTGCCAGCACGGAATCTGGATTTACGGCGATCCGAATGACCCGCTCACCCAAGCCCGGTTCATCGGGGAGATTTACCGCCTGATGTCCAACGTTGCACTGCAAGAGAAGATCCGAGCAGAGATGGTCCCTTATGCGCGGGCGCTTTTCAACTGGGAGCGGTTCGTGGATGTTCTTGAAGCCGGGATGCACGGGTATGCCGATCAGCCCGGTCGCAATATCTCCGCCCAGTTCGCGTTCGTCCTGAAGCACTGCAAGATGTTCCCCGGCAGAGTTTTGAACGTAGGCTGCTGCGATGACGGGGGGAAACTCCGGGAAATGGGAGCCGTCAACATCGATCTGTACGAAGAAGACGCTCACCTGAAGAAGCCCAACGCCGTGAATGTCTTGGCAGATGCCCGGCAGTTGCCCCAGCCTTTTCAGCCGCACATCTGGGATACCGTGGTTGCGAGTGACATGCTGGAGCACTACGCCACCGAAGATGTCCCGGATCAACTCCGGAAGTTCAAAGAGTGTTTGGCCCCCGGTGGTCGGATCATCTTCACGGTGCCGGATGACCGTCGCTCGGTGGGAGCCACCGGTCCAACCCGGTACGGACACCACCACGCCTGCCCACCGGAAGTGATCGACTCATGGCTGGAGCAGGCCGGTCTTAAGGCCATCGTCCGGTATCCCATCGACTATGGGTTCGACAACATCATGGGGGAAGGGGTGGTGTCCGTCCCAAGAGAAGATGCCCCGGAGATAATCCAGGACACGAAGCCGGTGAAGCCAGCAAGGTCCGTTGTCTTCCTGGACTACGACCCCGAGAACAAGATGCAGGAGATGCGCCTGAAGGTCAGGGAATCCCTCATTAAGACCGTAGGCGGTGCCGAGTTCATCCCGGTGGTCAACGTCAAGGGCTGGTCCAAGGCGATGAACCAGGGGCTTTCCCAGGCCCACGGGGACTGGATCTACGTGGTTGCCAACGACATCCTGATCCAAGATCCGTTCTGGATGGACAAGCTGGCTGTTCCTGACACCGTGACGGCTTGGGCCGGAAGACCATTCACCTTGACCGGGGAACTGGATCTGGAGTTCTCGATGGTCTGTATCCCCCGGAGCGTGTATGAGAAGGTGGGGGGGATCGATGAGGTATTCGCGGACGGGTGGGGATACGATGATGATGATTTTCTTCATCGGGTCCGAAGCGCAGGGTTCAAGACCAAGATCATCCCGATAGCCGCCCGGCACTGGGAGTCCCAGACCCTCAAAGCCTACCAATCGACGGAGGAGGCGGAAGCCAAGCTGATTCACAACCGGGAGATTTTCAAGTCCATGCACCCCGAGGCGGAGCCGGTTGGAGGCTGGCTGCTCTAGCCTTGACACTGTAAGCGCATAGGCGTATAGTGGAAATATGGCAGACCTACAGTGGCTCATCGAATGTGCCGAATTCCTTGAAGACGGGCGGGAGCAGGTGTCTGGAAGAGAAGATGCCCTCCGTATGGCTATCAACCAGTACCTCGATGAAAATCTTGGTGCGGCCAATGATCTGGCCCGCCGACTAAAGTTCACCCCAACCTACATCTGCGACATCCGCCATGGTCGCCGCACCATCAGCCCGGAGTTCGTTGAGCGGCTGAAGAAGGTGAAGCCGTGATAAAGGGGAGTTGTTTTTGTATCGCTGATAGATTCCGTAAAGGATTTCGGAGAAAGTTTGACGAACGGAAAACATCTTTAATATGCTCGGGATACCTGAATGGCAGGACAACCGTGGCGCTTGCATCCGAATATGAGGCATCGCCACAGGCTGTCTGGATGCTGCTGAGGAGAAATGGGATAAGACAAAGAGGCGCTAAGGAGGCGGGCGCATTACTCCGGCTTCCGGTAGACGAATCTAAGTTTGACGAGCCTACGGAAGAGTCTCTGTATTGGGTTGGTTTTCTGATGGCTGATGGGGCTATAGTAGAGGACTCCAGGTGGCCCGGAAGCGCCCCGACGGTAGCCCTTGTTCTAGGTCAAAAAGATCATCTTCATGTAGAGAAGTTCCGAGACTTTCTCGGTTCTTCCCATGCGATTACTCTTGTTCCCACATTGAGAGCGGTCAGATTCTCTGTTAGGTCAGACAGATTAGTCGGAGCGCTGGCGAAGTTCGGCGTGGTCCCCCGGAAAACTTTCTCAGCTAAAGCATTATTAGGGATAGATCGAAGTCGAGATTTCTGGAGAGGAGTGATTGACGGGGATGGGTGCGTTTCAACTCACCAAAAAAGGAACAAGCGCTACCCGCGAATGACCCTTGTCGGGTCGAAACCTCTGCTCGATCAGTTCTCTGCTTTCGTCAAAAATCTGGTCCCCTCATGTCGGGCTAAAGTGTGCCCTAGCAGGAACATATATTGGTTCGGTGTTTCTGACAGGATTGCGCAAAGGGTACTCTCAGAGTTGTATTGTAATGGGGGGCAGTTTTTACAAAGAAAGCATGACCTCGCTGTAGATTTGGTGAACAATTATGGAAACCCCCAAGATTAGCGTTCTAAGCCCAACCATCAGGGGTTTGAACGCATTGCGCCCCATAGAACAGTCCTTGAAGGACCAATCGTTCCAATCATTTGAGTGGTTAATAGAATATGGGGACGGGAGAGTTCACGCATTAAATAAGGCGTTCAACTCCATGCTTCGCCGAGCGCGGGGAGAACTGGTAGTCATAGTGGAAGATTGGTGTTGGTTCCCCCCGGAAGGACTCCAGAAGTTTTGGGATGCCTACAGGTCCAGCCCCAGATATTTCTTCACGGCCCCGGTTCCGAAGGCTCAATCCTACAATGACCTCGGGAAACAGGTGAGGTGGAGCGGCTCTGTGGTGGAAGAGTGGCGGTCGGCATGGGGCGGGATGATCGACTGGCGGCACTGGGAATGCGACTGGGCCGCAGCGCCTCTTCAGGCTCTCAAAGATCTTGGCGGCTTCGATGAATACCAGGACCAAAAATGGGGCAACGACAATTCGAACTTAGGGTATCGAGCCATGAAAGCAGGCTGGCTGTTCTGGAACCTGAGAAACAACCCGGCTATGGGCCTGAACCATGACCTATTCGTAAGCCACCCGTTCCGCCACCAACATGACCCCCAGTGGAGCGAAGACAGGCTACGGGCGTTCGATGCCGGGTTGAAGCTGGTGCTCTGATGCTGAGAATCTACTACCGTCTGTGCATGACCGAGAACCCGGCGAAGCACCGGCCAGCGTGGTACTCCAAAAGAGCCTGTCTGAAGAGTCTGATGGAAGCGCTCCAGAGAGCATCTCGGATGACTACTCCGGTTGCAATAAGAGTTCTATACGACGGGAACCACCCTCCTGATTGGCTCCGTGGATTATGGTCGGGCGCTGATGTAGAGGTTCTGAAGGACGAATCCGGTGGTCCCATCGGGAACGCGGCATCATTCCGGCACGCCCTCCGGCTGGCTACGACTTCCGGTTTCCCGGACGATGACATCGTGTACTTCGTGGAAGACGACTATCTGCACACCCCGGACGCGCTGGTGAAACTGGTGGAGTTCTTTGAAGAGAAGCACCCGGATTATGCAACGTTGTACGATCACCCAGCCCGGTACAACGGCCAAGACTTTGATCGGCCCGGAGGAGAGCAGATTATTCATTCCGGGAGCCACCACTGGCGCACGCAGGAGTCTACGTGCATGACGTTCGCGGCTAGGGTGGAAACACTGCGATGGGACTACGCCAGGATCTCGGCATACCTAGGGACCGTTCATCCCCAAGATCGGGAGTTGTTCATGCACCTTCAGTCCCTTGGACGGTATCCGCGCTGCAAGCCGCAGCGGACCCTGTGGGGTCCGATCCCGTCTTTGGCCACCCACTGTGAGACGGAGTGGTTGGCACCGTGTGTGAACTGGGAGGCAATATGTGGGGAATAGTCCCGGCAGCGGGATCAGGCACCCGGCTTCCGAACCGGCAGTGCTCGAAAGAACTGATCCCGGTTGCCGGTAAGCCGGTGATCGAGTACTTGCTGGACCGTATGGTGATTGGCGGGGCCGATAAGATCTGCATCGTGATCGCACCGGGGAAGGCCGACATCCTTCGTAAGTACGGCACTACCTACAAGTCAGCTAAACTCTGCTACCTGATTCAGCCGGAGCCGATTGGTCTGGCAGACGCCATTTTCATCTGCGAGCCTTTTGTAAGTGGGGATGTGTTGATCGGGTTGCCGGATACGGTCTGGTTCCCAGAGTACGGTTTTCAGAAACTCCCACAGAGAATGTCCCTACTTGTATTCCAGGTTCCCGATCCAGAGAACTTCGACTCCGTGGAATACGACGAGGCCGGGATGGTCAGAAGGGTAGCGGTCAAGGCTTCAAAGCCAGCATCGGGATGGGTATGGGGCGCGATGCGAATGACCTGCCTGGAGTTGAGAACCCTTTCTAGGATGTGGCAGCAAGAGCCTTACGTCGGCACGGTGATTAACCGTTGGGTGGAGGCCGGAGGTCAAGTCATTGCGATTGAGTCCTCCGGACCCTACTTGGACATCGGAACCCCGGAAGGTCTGAAAGCGGCGGAGAAGTATTTGGCAAAGGAGCGCGCGTGCTGATTCTACGAAGGCCAATAGGAACGGTGGCCTATTT